CATCGCTATCAAAGAAATTATCTTTAAGCCTTAGATAGTAATATTTTTTGTTATCAGCCATTATCTACCACCATTGCCAACTACCGATAGTCCTATAGATTAATTAAAGAGTGTTTGTCTTTGGCTCTATCCTCATCTTCATATCGTTCCGTAGTGTCGATAAGGTCTAAAACCCATAAAAGAGCTTTCTTCTCACTACCTTGATACTCTTTCATTTCTTTAAGTCTTACATCAATTGCTGCTTTAAGTTGTACTAGTGTCATTGACAATCTCCTTTAATTTTCTTCTAATCTCCTTAGCATTTACGCCGTGTGCCGCATCATGGCAGGGACGGCATAAACAGGCTAAGTTAGATAATTCACTTGTACCTAGTTGAGAGCGGAAGACTATGTGGTGAACCTCTACAGCTTGGCGATGGCATAACACACATAGCCCTTCGTCTCTTTCATAGGCTTGTAATTTTGTTTTTCTGAATAATGCGTCATCTTGGCGTTTTCGCTTATTCATTAGGCGACCACTCCGCTAAAAGGCTGTCGATTTCTTCTTTAGGCTTTGTGTCTATACCCAGTTGTTGGCATTCATCAACAAGGCAATCAATCAGCCTAGCCATTTCCTTAGTGTTGTAAGAGCTGCTACCGTGGAATACTTGAATAGTATGACCAGCAAAGTTTTTACACTCGCCACAATCTATAGCTATCCATCCTATCCCCTTGGCTTGCCATTTTCTCAAAAAATCGTCTGTATGCTCGTTTTGCACTGCCACATACTGGAATGCTTGACAGTCTGTTATAGCTTTCTTATAGACCTCATTTCGTGAATTATAGACGCCATTCTTGCTTAGCTCCTCGGCTATCTTTTGGCAAAGTACCCAGGCATAGGCATTGGCAGTCAATGATCGTTTGGCTCTCTTCTGCTTGACCTCTACAACATAGGTAGTACCCTTTTTGATTTCAAAGTTGCATCCTCGCGGGAACGGCATGAGGAGTCCCACGCCGTCCACGATTGTGATATTGTCAGATTCAAACTTAACCATTTTTCTTTGCTTGCCACTTAAACCTAGGCTCACCATTGCTATCTTTAATGCCTAGCTCGGTGATATTACCTGCGTCATCATATGCAATGTGGTACACGATAAATTTTGTGTAACATTGTTTTCTTCCGTTCTTTTCCTTAATCTCGTCAGGTTTAAGCGGAATATAAATAACAGGAGCGGTATATAGTTCTCGACCAATACCCCAGTTAAAGCAAGCCCTTTTAAAGCTATCTGACGCCTGACCTTTTTCCTGTTCCGTGTTACTTTCTGTTCCAACATCTGTTTTTGATACCCATTCATTAGTATCCTTATTGAATACCGATACAGTACAGTAGAGGCGTCCGCCTATAATTTCATGAGACCGCTGCCAACCAAGTGGGGTAACAACCTCATCAAGTAGCCTCATATCACACCTGGCGTCTTTATATAGCAGTACAAGAGCTTTATTATTGATTGTTAATTGTTGTATCCTGGCGTCTATTTCTGACGCCTTTAATGGTCTAAATTTCAATTCCATATCATCACTTCCAATACAATTTAACGGATTGAGTTAATTCCACGCCGTCAACTTTATTGCCTTTGTTAATGGCGTCTTTTATGGCATTTTTATCAATCTTGTACTCAATTTTTTTGTAATCTTGAGGCACTAGATCGTCATTCAAAACACGAACGGACGGCGGTGTTTTTCGATAAAAGAATGTAAATGTTCCGCATTTCAACTTATCTTTTTCTTGCAATTTAAGACTTGCGTCCATATTGCCGACAAGCTTTTCCATAAGTGTCTTATTTGCCTTTTGGGCTTTTTGCAGCCGTTTAATTTCTTTTTCTATTCCGTCATTATCAGATTTAAGGGATACCATTAATTTGGCGTAATTTTCACCCTTTACCTCAATGGCATCAGCGATAGAGGATATAGTATCCTCTAAAGCTTGCATATCTTCCGCCGTCTCGGCGTTCTGTGCCATTTCCTGTAGTGCCATGTAATCGTTTGTTAAATTATAAAGACTGCTCATTATTTCACCGCCTTTTGTTGTTCAACTTCTGCCATGAGTTTTTGAATCATAGCCTCTAATTTATAGATACGGCTATCTTTACTTTTAGCCTCTGCCAGGTAGTCAGAGCCTTTTCCGAACTTAAAGGCTGCGTTAACTGTGTACATTTTTTCAGAGCCTAAGCTAGCGCCAATCCCTAACATTACTCGTTCATTAGGGCGGTAGAAAGCACCTAAAGCCACTGCGTTTGCATTACGATAATGCCCATAGGATACTGCGTAAGAGGCTTTATCATTGCGATTGAATTCCAATGGGTGTAAGCCTGCAAGTGCTGCGGAGCTAGCTCCCATTTTATTCATGCGTTCGTTTGTTGCATGAATTTCATTACCAACTGTATTAGAACGATTTTCCAAATCTGTAATACGGCGTTCATGGTTTTCTGAACGATTTTCCAAAGAACGAATGTCAGCGGAATTTGCGTTTACCTTGTTGTTGGTAGCAGTAATTTTATTATTATTAGCAGTAATAGCCACATCATGATCGTTCACCACATCTCCCAACATATTCAAGCCAACAGCCAAGTCATAGATATTTTTTGCATTCTTCGCAACTTGCTTACCATTGGCATTTACTTCGTCAACTACGGCATAGAGCTGACTACCATTAACGGCATCAAGACTATCAGCTGTGATACGACCAGCGGATACATTTTGTAACTGGCGGTTGTAGTTTTTAACGCCACCAGCACCAGGGCGGTCTTGAGAGCCAAAGGATACAACTGCACTAGGTTGTTCACCAGCAAACACATGGCGTGTGCCATTGATTGTAATGCCGTCTACGCCTACCGCATCATCAGTTACGGAGTTAGTACCAATCGCTACGGAGTTTGCTTTATCTGATACTGTGTTATTTCCAATCGCTACCGCATCAATAGCAGCAGCTTTTGCGTGAGTGCCTACTGCAATAGCGCCTTGAGCATTTGTTTCAGAATTAGAGCCAAACACCAACTGTTCTTTGTCTGTACCAACCTTGTTGTTATAGCCAACTACTGCAGATTGACCACCAGCAACATCTTTGTTGTTTGCACCTAGAACCACTGTGTTTTCGCCTGTTACATTGTTGGTTCTACCGATGACTACAGAGCTTTCACCGCTTACATAAGCACCATTACCGATTGCTACTGTATCGTATGCAGCCGTCCGTGCTTGGCTACCAATTGCGGTAGTATATTCAACCAAAGCCTCCGCATGAGAGCCATAAGCAAAGCTATTCCGACCCATTGCTTTAGAATCATTGCCACCGACAAAGGCATTTGTACCGCCAGCCACATTGTTCTCACCAAAGGCAATAGCATTGGCTGCGGTGATGTTATTCAATGTACCAGCAGAGAAAGCGCTGGTATTAGAGATTGTGTTATTTGTACCGATTGCTAAGCTATCAGCCCCTGTTACAGAATTTGCGAATACAGAACCGCAAGCCAATGTAACGATCATTGTAGTAAGTGTTGTCTTTTTCATGTTTTTTTACCTCTTTGTGATATAATTTAATTGGTTATTTTAACTAGCGCCTTATAAGAGTTACCGCTCTTATAGGGCTTTTCTTTTTGCCTGACGCCGTCTTGCGTCAATTTTGTCTAGGTGTTCTAGTCGCATGAAGAAAGCTCCAAAGACCACCATTACTAGTCCGCATACGATAGCAGCAGGCGCTGTTGTATGTTCTCCGACTGCAGCAACGCCAGCAAATGCTGCGATAGCAAATGAGACGCCTTTAAACACGGCTCTTAGTTTTTGTACTGTCATATTTCCCCTTTCAATCACCTTTCTAAGTGGCTACTCCATACCTCGTATCTGTATCTTGTCCCTTTATCGCTACTTTTATAGGCAATTCCAAAAGGATATTTGCCCGCTCTTAATCCACAACGGAGCGCTTGCTGCGGTATTCCTATCCGCTTAGCGGTCTCCTCTATTGTTAAGATTTTCATGTAACTATCTAACCTCCATACATACAGGTTGATAGCCGTTTTCTGTCAAAATCTCGTGGATTTTAAGGCGTCCTTTTTGTGTCCATTTAGTGTTTACTTTAGAATCAAGGCGTCCGTCAGACCTTGTAAATGTGATTGTGTCTGATTTTGTATAACCCTTAGTCATATGTTGCTTGTACAAAATCCACTGTTCGCCGACTTTTCTTTGTAGCCCTGCCTCATGCAAGATTTTGTTTAGCTTGACCGCACTCAAATCATAGTCAGCAGCGATTTGTGTAATTGTCATAGTCGATTTAGTGGAAAGAATACGATCGACATAATCTTTCACTGGCTTGAATTCTGCAATTTGTTGTTCTTGGTAAGCAATAAGCACTTTTTGTTCATTGATTACATTGTTAGCAATCTTTAAAGCACGGCTCATTACCTTTTCAGGACTATTCCATTCTTTCTCAACTTCGATGAAATACTCTCTAGCCTCTCGACCTTTGTCATTTCTAGCTAGCATACATAACTGTTTAGCCATTTCGATTGTTAGGTTATGGTTTATAACCTCTCGACTTACATTTCTGTTGCCCTCTAATTGAACTCGGACATTTTTGTCCGCCTTGAAATCGAGGTTTTCTGTAAAGCCATATTCACACATTCTTGAAAACCATTTAGGATATGGTGTTTCAATTTCTAGGAACATATGTAAATCTCTACCGCTTACATATTGCTCATCATTCTTAGTTACATTTACAGGAATTAAGTTCATTCAATCACTCTCCTTACTTTTTGGTGCGTAATACGCAACAAATTAATTAAAAAAAATATCGCCACATTCTGATTTAGGGATGCGTAATATCTTAACCATCTCGGCTATTTCATCACTATCGAAGACTCTCTTAGACATCTTTGCATAAAAGGTCTTCGGTGTAATCCCTAGCATTTTAGCCATCTTAGCTTGTGAAATATCATTCTTGGCCAAGAGTGCTTTCAGCTCTTGTGTGTTCACCAATAGTAATCCCCCTTTCCGTTCAACACTGTTACTTGGTACGCACCTAATGTTAAAGCATAATTTGTTGCGTGTCAAGTAACTTTTGAAATATTTTTTAACTTTCTTGTTACACGATAGGTAATTTATGTTATAATTTAATTGCGGTAGATAGTAATAACATCCTATATATAGGGGGTGATTATTTATGACTATAGGTAGAAATATATATCATGCTAGAAAATTATCAGGCATGACATTAGAGGAACTATCTAAACATATAGGTATAAGCCGTCAGACATTATCAAGATATGAAAATGGGATAATTGGAAATATTCCGTCTGATAGGATAGAAAAGATAGCTATCGCATTAAATGTAAGTCCTGCTCAACTTATGGGATGGGAAGAAATGAGCGGCAGTCCTGACGAGGAATATTACACAGACCCAACCGTCAACGCATACGCCGAACAGTTGAGGACTAATCCTAATATGCGTCTCTTATTTGACGCCACCAAGGATATGACTAAAGAGGATATAGATTATGTGGTTGATTTAGTCAATCGGCTGAAAAATAAATAATCATCTTGTTGTGAAACAATGTGAAAGAGAGTGTGTAAAATGAATATAAACCTCATCTATGCGGTGCTTAGGCCTACACAAACGGCGGTACTGCATTGTAACGATGACGGCACTTATACTATATTAATCAACAGAAACAAGCCTAGAGATAAGCAGATACAAGGCGTTATGCATGAGTTATCACATATCAATAGCGATGACTTTTATAGCGACTTGCAAGCAGGTATCATAGAGCGGATAACGCATGATGCTAAACATGATGCGGATATTTCAGGTTTTACATTCTATTCTAATGTGTTGTGAGGGGAATTGTATGAAAAAGATATTTGTATTGTTATTAGTTATGGTTTGTTCTTTATTCACACCTGTATTTGCTACAAATTTTTCAAGAGTGTCAAGTGATATGACGCAAGATTGGTATGTCGATATAGACAGTGTTAATGTAATTCGATATGATCCACCGCTCTATACAATTGATGCCATTGTAAAACATGTTGATTTAGAAAAAGGTTCAATTGTATTATATCGGTTTAGATTCTTCTATGACATCGACACTAAAGCAATGAAATTATCCATGATGGAACGCAGTCGAGACGACGGAAACACTTGGGATTATATGCCTAACAGAAAAGCGGTTTATATGCCAAAAGGTACACACGGATACAGTGTAGGTGATGCTGCATTTTACACGGCTTATCTAATGTGGTTTTCTTCGCTTTAATTAAGATAAATAGCCCCCTACTCTAGTTGTTAGAATAGAGGGCTATTATTGTCTAAGGAGATGATAATATGGCAATGAAGAGAGCCAACGGTACTGGGTCAGTATTCAAAGTGAAAAACAAGCCGCTTAGGAAACCATATCGTGCCGTAGCAGTTATTGGTTGGACGGATGACGGTAAGGCAATTAGGAAAAATATCGGCTACTTTGCCACCGCCCAACAGGCATATCAGGCGTTGGACAAATATATCATTACCCCTGATGAATACGAGGCTGAAACCATAACCTTTGAGACCGCATGGGGTTGGCTATTAGAGGATAAGGAACGCCGTGGTGTTAAGATAGATAGCACTTTTGCTATGTGTAAAAAGTACTTAGCACCATTGATGGATAAGCCACTGTCGCAACTTAGAACGCCTCATCTGCAACAGATAATAGATAACAATAGCAGCCTTAAGGTTAATACACTGAAGAATATAAAATCAAAGATGACTGCTCTATATAATGTAGCTCTTATCCATGATGCGGTTCAAAGAAATTATGCAACACAAGTTGTTATCAGACCTGATGATACGGAGCAGATACATAAGCCTTATACCGCTGATGAGATTAAAATGTTATGGCAACATACAGATGATATAGATGTTAGATTGACCCTTACATATATTTACACTGGAATGAGACCAATTGAATTGGTGTTGATGCCGATCAGTGATGTGCATTTGTCGCAAAAGTATATGGTCGGTGGTGTTAAGACTGCAGCAGGTAAGAATAGAGTTATACCTATTGCGGACTGCATATTGCCTTTTGTTGAATATTTCATCAATTGTAGAGATAACGGAATGTTATGGGATAAAGCAACCAAATCATCCTATACAACTCTTGCCAGAAGGGTTTCAAAAAGGTATGGTATAAAGCACGCCCCACATGATACCAGACATACATTTATCACCATGTGCGATAACTTAGGGATTCCATCGACAATCATTAAGGCTATTGTAGGTCATAGCCGTGGTAAAAGCACAACAGAAAAAGTTTATACACATAAATCCATCTCCCAATTAATTGATGCGGTGAATTTATTGCCATATGGCGAAGATATAAACAATATGTACAAGTTAAGAATCGGTGGTGTAACAGTAGAGTAACGAACTCATTCTTAGGTGTTTTTAAGCGAATTATCATTTGAGAAACCACTAGAGACGCCTATATTCATGGATTTATAAAATATGCTCACTTGTACTCCAATCAGTAGACGATGCATTTATAGAGAATGCCGTTATATTGCGGTGTTCTCTATTTTTTTATTTATATAGTAGAGTAACGATAGAGTAACTAATCCATATCTACAAAAAAATAAAGCCTACCGAAATTAATCAGTAGGCTCTACTTAATTTATTCTATTTTATGGCCATCGCCACCAGTAATCCCCCTACCACTACTGCCAATAGATTCCGTTGTGTTTTCAGGGTCTGCATTTTCTTTTTGTCTTTCTTCACCTGCTCTATCGATTTGTTCAAAGAGTCTTCGATTTTCTTCAAGGAAGCCTGTTGCTCGATTGAGGTCTGCTTTGCTTTGGCCAATTCTTTCGCTTGTAAAGTGTTGTCCTGCTTCAATCTGTCTAATTGTGTCTGCTGCTCGACTATTGATTTCTGCGCTTCTGTCAATGTTAGATTGGATGCTTTGATTATATTCAAGGCTTTTTCGTTGTTCGCTTTCAGCTGATCGTAGGTAGTCTTCTGTAGTACCACTTTCTGTTCTGACTGGATAGATGGATTCTGTGATGTGAGTGGTTCGTTCGCCGATGCCGCCAATGAGAACCCCAACAAAAATACAAAGGATAGGAATCCACAAAGTAGGAAGTGTAACTTGTGTCGCTTTTGCATATTGAATCTCCTTTATTCTACTTTTAATTCGTTCAATCATACTTCACCTCTAATATTTAATATTGCAGTCAACTTGGGTGTCTGCCACAATGCCGCTATCCGTATATTGCCAAATAGCAACATTAGGGTAGTCGCATTCGCTAGCATATTGGGCGCACCACACTGGGATGCTAGGACATTGACTATAGAGGTATGTTTCATCGTAAAGAAGTGAGTAGCCACCATATACGCCAATGTTTTGGCGACCATGATTCCACATCGCATTAACAAATGCACTAATACAATTTGTCATATCCTGTGCCGTTAAAGTACCTTCATTGATGCGGTTGCGAAGTTCTTCGTGTTCCTCGTAGTCATGCCATATCCCTGCTGACAGATGCCAATCTGTATAGCCATAAGAGCTAAGTGTGTCATGTACCCACTGTGCTTCTTGTTCTGCCGTTTCAGTATCATAGGCATGGCTAAAATAATACACACCAACCTCTAGCCCTGCCGTGAGTGCAGTGACTATGTGTTCACGGAAGAAATCATCCTCTCGGAAGTTCTCCCCTAACTTAATAATTACAAAATCATTGCCTTCTTCTTTCGCCTGTCGCATTCGGTCTACATTGAAATACGGCGCTCCGTAGCCATTATCTTGCCAGGCCGATATATCAAATCCTTTTATCATCGTCCTTCATCCTTTCTGACATCATTGGTGGTTTATACACATCAGCAGGTTGTTCCAATTTGTCAGGTATCCCATTTGAATCCTTATCTAGCCATAACATCAAGAACCCTGTTACTGCCGCCAATACGGATGGAACATAGATATGGTCAATGATCTTGATGCCTGTATCAATCATCTTAGATTGGTTATCATCAACAACACCACTGATAAATGCCATTAAGTATTGGGCAATCACCAATATAATCGGAGTGATTATTCCGATGACTAACAGGCGTACTGCAATCACTCCATTGGGATGGATTCTAGCGATTCTTACAGAATTGTATGACTGCTTTATCATATTGATAATTTTTTGATTCATACTTTCTCCAATAAAATAGGGCCGCATAACACGGCCCTCTATAATTACTTTCTATATGTTTCCCACTTTGCTTCTAAGACATCTAGCCTTGTCTTAGCGGTATGTAGTCCTTCGCCTAGACGAGCCACATCTATCTTAGTATGTTCTCTGTCATTCTTGGATTGCTTTATTTCATCGGACATCTCCTTGATTTCCTTTTGGATTAATTCAAGAGTTACACCGATTTTGGAAAAGTAGTATATCCAACTGCCTACTAAGGTAACTACAGTCAATGCAAAGGTGAGAAACTCTATTGTAGGTGGTTGCATCATTCCGCTGTATCCTTATCATCCTTCAACAATTCTTCCATTTCATCGTGAATGCAGCCTTCCGTTGGACAAGTGCCATCTTCGTTGAGGACTGCAAAGCAGTATTCACAGATTTTCATCACTGGCACTTCTGATTGAATGTCATACATATTATTTAGCCCCTTTCAATTCTTTTAACTTAGCAATGCGTTCGGCAGCCAATTTCGTGTATTGTTCTTGTAAGTCGGCATAAGGCTTGCCAGCCATTTGTCTGTCGAGGATAGCAGATTTGATTACTTCGAATCGTAAATTATAGTACGAATTAATTTCTGCTGCTTTTTGTTGCAATGTTGGCTCGGAGATAGTTGTCTCTTCGACCTCGTAATACGAATCGTGTTCAACCATTCGCATTCCGTTCACATTGCAAAATTCAGCACATTTTGCATATAATTCAGCATCGAAGTTGTCTTTTTTTATTTGTGTTCCTAGCATTTTATACACCCCTTTTATTTCCAATATCCAACCACAAGGGCCATGATACTCCTGCAGTAATACCCAGCATTAGCCGATCTCACAGTAATTGTTGTAGTTGTTAGCTCTTCAAGTCCAGGGCTTATGTCTAAATCAAGTCTACCAGACTCCATAAACCCACTATAAGCATATAAATTTTTCGCATTAACAAATGGAATTCTAAACGAATGAGTAATCTTGTACAAACTTTTTACTACTGACGGTATGATGCGGACTCTATATTCCATCATCCCATTCGTGTATTTAATAATTTGTACATTGTCATCTCTGTAGATGCTATCGATAATGAGCATATTGTCTTTCTTTTTCAGCAATTCATTAACTTTATCATAGCTAGCGGCCATTTGTTGAAGTGCAGCTGCCATCTCGTCATTTATACCTAAATTATTTCTTGCCCAATTTTCCGTGGCGAGTTTTTCGTACTGTGCTTTAGCGCCACCATTCCAACCTCCGATATAAACACCATCACTTTGTTTGCTGCCAACATAGAGTTGGGATTTATTGGAAGTGTCATTACCATATTCCAATACATATCCGTCTCCTGGTGAATCTGCGCTGGTCACAGTCTTGAACACTACCTTGCCATTGGCATTGGTTGGCGTTCCACCTTGACCTGCTGCTACTGGTATCACTGTTGATAGATTAATAGATTGCAACTTTGCATCAACCGCAGATTTATTGTACACATCAGCCGTATTCGCCTTTGCATTGATTGATGACTGCAAGGTGCTGACATTGGACGATAACGAGGTGGATACTTGGCTGATTTTTTGGTCGACTGTAGCCCTGTTATATACATCAGTAGAATTGGCCTTGCCATTGATACTTCCTTGAATGGTGGCCAACCGATTTGTTAAATCATTGCCTACTTGTGTTTTTATGTTGGCAACATCGCCCTTTATCGCATTCACTTCTGCATGAGTGGCGAAGTCACCACCTGCTACGCCTTGTGCTTGGTCAGCATACCGCTTAGCAATCGCCGCTTGGTTAGTAGCAGTCTGTGCAGAAGTGGCCGCTTCTGTCGCTTTGGATTTCACTACCTCATTAACGGATGATACATTATCAAGGATTTCCTTAGCCTTGTTAACAGAAGCAGATACTGTAGCAATGGCATCGCTTGCCTTCGTAGCCATTTGTGTTGCTTGTGTAGCGCTTGTGCTAGCTTGGTTAGTCAATGTAGTTACATGGGCTTCTATTCCTTTTACAGTATCCAACTTAGACTGCATTTGAGTCCCTGCAGTCGCCAACACTTGGTTAACACCAGTTACCTTACTATCAGCATCAGCCAATTTGGTGTTGATGGTATTAAATAGAGCTTCGGCATCAGCCACCTTGCCAGTTACCAATTGAGCTTTTTCGGAAGCTACTTGCATTGCATTGACTGCTAGTTCCCTGTTACTTTCGGCAATACCTTTGGCGGATTCTGCTGCTGCGTGTTCATTGCGAGTATCATTGAGTAATGATTCCAATTCATCACGATACTTCTTGTAGTCCTTGATAAAATCCACCTGGCCATCATTCAAGATGAACTCCTTGTCGCTAGAGCCAAAGCCTAGACGAAGGGATTTACCGATTTCCCTAGAGTGTTCCTGCAAGATGTATACGATATGATCCAACGCCTTTTCGATGTTGTCATACGGATACTTGTCAGGAAGGTCAAGTGTTTGTGTTACCGCAGTGTCACGATACACAATGATTAATCCCCCTACAGGGATAGGGTCACCACTACGAGGATATTTCACCTTATTTCCCTCAATAGTTGTACTGGTTGTTACACTCCGTAGTACTCCATCAGCATCGGCGTACAGGACTTTTAGGTCATCTGCATTTGTGAAATCATAGGGATACTCAAATACAGTGGTATGGCCATCGCCCTTGAACTGAATGAATGTGTTTTCGCTACCTACCATAGCAATCTCCTTTCTATAAATAAAAATGGGGATTCGCTTCACTACGAACCCCCTATTAAATTATTTCTTGTGTTCTTGTCGCTTAACAAAGGCATCATGTTTCTTCTGCTCTTCACGAGTACGGATTTTCTTATCCATTGCGATTGCAGTTGCTAAGTCCAATACAGTTGCATCTGTATCAGTGAGTAACCACTTGGCCATCGTCCAAGCTCCATCTGTAAGAGTGTCGCTGAACCCACCTGGCACTAATCGGTTAACCACCTCTGTAGCACCTCTACCAACATCAGTAGGGTGTACTTTGCCTTGGCGGAAGAGTGCATCACCAAATGTTTTAGAAAGCTTAGAAGTCATAGACAAAGCTACCACCTCACTGCCACGGCTAGTGGTTGAATCGCCAGTGATAGCTGACCCTACTGCGCCCAATATGTCACGAAGGAGTGGGAAACCCTGAACAGTTGAAGAGCCAATTGATTTAATGGACTTTTTAGTAATCGTATCCACATCATCCTTATCATCGTCCCATAAGGAGCGAAGTAATGCTTCACCTACTGCTGGCAATAGAACCCAAAAGAGGAGTGAATGTGCTGCTTTCCACCAATTCCCACTATCTTTAGATAGCCACACTGATTCTAGCACCGCATTTAATACAGTGTTGGAATAACTATAAAAAGGAGTGAACAGATTGATGACTGAGCTATTTTTCCGTTGAACGGCAGCTTGGTCTTTCACATCACCGCTGCCAAAGATAGAGCGAACCATGCGGTCGCCTGCTTCAATAGCACGGCTTTCAATTTCATCAGGACTATAGCCCTCTTTAGCGATTAACTCAGCTTTCTTGGATTCGTATTCATGCATCCATATTGGCATGGATAGCATAAGGTCAGTCTCGGTGATAAAGAAGTAACCATAGCGGTTAACGGCCTCTTGCATCTCACTGGTTTTCCACGCAGCAGAATCCACCACAGTGCCTGTGTTGAATGGTGACTTGCCGTCAATCTTCATGCCATTCTTCATATCCTTATCAAGGTTTTGAATCCGTTCACGAAGGAATACAGATTTACTCATGACGAATCGTCTGTTCTCTAGTGGCCCACCAAAGTAGAATGATTTAATCGCCGTTAAAGCATTGATAGCACCCATCTTATGCATAGCAGGGATTGTGTTAAGAATATTCAACAAGGCAGTTGATGTGCGGAACATCATAATTGCAGTAGTTGAATTTTTGCGCAGCCTATTCAAAGTCCTGTCCAAAAGGCTAGTCTTACTGATCTCCGTTTGCCAGTTGTCACGCACCCATTGTTTCAAGTATTGGTGGACATCTCTGCCCAATGTTTGAACGATTGCATTCTCAACCTCATGGTGTTGAATAAGCTTGTTTACATCGGTAACCGCCTCACGCATAGCGATATGGTTAATGGATTCTGTGATGGCACTAGGGATAACATCAAGAGATAACAAGAGTTTCTTGCCTTTCACTGTAGCCATCCGTTGCTTAGTTGCACTCAGCCCCATACCCATAACGGCGTTGGAACTCATTTGAGATTTAATAATGTCTTCAATTTCATAGTCAGAGGATTTATTATCCAATCTAGGATCATACACGATTGGATAATATTGTCCTTCGATGTCACGGCCGTTGATGGTGAATTTAACTCCTTGCTCTTTCTTCATAGGTGTACCATACAATCGCTCTTGCACTTGATTTCGTTCATCAAAGTAAGAGTTGATATGATTCCAAGTGGATTCAATGAAGTTCCAATCCTTGTCATTCAAGATGTCAGCAAAAGCTTTTTCAACCTCTACTTCTGTAGTGTTGAATGTTTCAAGAACTCGTTGCCGATTGGCTTCAGTACCCCAGTTAAGAGCAGCTGAGATGACTTGTTCCTTGGTCATGTTAGAGACATCGCCAAGCTTATACCCTTTTACATTGCGAATGTTGAAGAGTTCCTTCTTGCTATAGCTATTACTAATAGCAGAAGATAGCCACTTCATCGCTATTTCTGTGCGCTCTTTAGCATCATTCGTTGCACGATTGATAGGTTCGTAGATATAGCGATACCATACGCCACCGCCCTTTTGACCGCCGTCAAAGCGATTCAAGATAGTTTCTGCTTTAGCAAGTTCTAACAACTTACCTGACACAGAGTTAGATGTCTTGGCTTTCCAGGTTTCACTATTAAGCTTATCTAACAGGTTTTGGTCAGGAATACCACCCATTGTCTTAGAAGCTTGTTCGACCAATTCTTGTGCTGCTTGGTTAACGGAAATAGCATTGCCTTTATCATCCTTAATCGTAGAAGCCTGGTACTCTGTGCGGCTATTGTGGTAAATAGCATTCATTACCTCTGCCACTTCTCTGAAATCGGATACAGACATTTGTGTGTAATCCATAGGCGTCTTAGAGAACCACACAGTGCCAACGGAAGGCGGAACAACTTCTTTTGTACTGCCATCTGCCAACAAGGCATCCGCATCAAGAACGGCATACACTGAAGGTAAATCAAAGTTACCATCCGCTGGCATCATACCATCACGAGTAGAAATGCCGAGCTTGTACATCATATGTTGATACCAGTAACGAGATTGAGGGTCTAACTTGACTGTGCTATTGGCACTGCCAATTCGTTGCAATTGCTTCAACAACTTGGTGCGTTCCTTAGTGATTTCCTGGTTAATCTCAAAGGATACACGAGCCATAGAGGTCTTCATCAACTGTTCTTGCTTCAATGAATATGCCAAGTAAGGTTTAGCTTTACTGAAGGCTATGTCTGCCTTTTTGCCAGCCGTAACAGATTCACGAACGAATCGCTTGTACTTGGTCGCTTGGCTTACTGTCAGTTTGGATAACTTAGCTTCGGCTTTTTTCATCGATGCAGACAAGGTTTCGTTATGCATATTCTTCAAATCTCTGAGTTGTAGCATATGCTTAGAGATAACATTCTTGAGTGCGGTGACTTGAGCTTGATATTTAGCATTTACTTTTTCAAGTGTATCTTGATGCTTGGATTCTAACTTCTCGATTTTGTTTGAACTTGCTTGTTCCGCTTTATCAAGCTTAGCTTGCATCTTATCATGCTCTTTATCAGTGGCACTGTGCTTCGTATCAGCAATAGATTCTTTACCAAGTTCTCGTTCAATGCGGTTGCGTTCTCTGTCTGTGAGGTCGCCTAATGCTTGCTTAAGTTGCAATTCAATGTCGCCTTTAGAGGTGTCAATCTTTTGCAATTTAGCCAATGCCCTATAGTGTCTAGCACTAGCTTTCCGAATCTCATCCTTAATCATCTCAGCTTCTGCCAGGCGAAGGCGTTGTTCCGCTTGATGAGTGAGTAGCCACTCTTCTGCCAATGTTGCATTATCTACTGTAGTCCGATTAGATTCCTCGTAGGCTTCTTTGGCAGATTCTAATTGGGCATTAACCACATCGTGCCACTTGCCAATGCCTTTAGTTTCCTCTGCCTCTTCAAGAGATTGCAAAGTTGGGTGTTCTGTATTGGCCAAGGCATCTACGCCAAATGCCTCGTAACGCATCCGCTCTTTATAGATAGGATACTGTTCTACGAGTTGCCGCTCTATTTTGTCTTGAGCCTTGTCTTTCACCTTATCCCAAGGGATGATTTCTCGCTCTTCCAACTCTTTAACATACTCAGCACGAACCTTTTCTTTAGCTCGTTCTTTGATGTTGGCAACTTTATTGTTGAGAGCCGCTTGTTCTGTCTCAGACAACTCTCGCATATTTACCTTGGTCTCTAGCCTATCAATCTCTCTATCCGTTGCCCATGCTTCGATGTCTTGCTCTGTGGCAAGCATACGATCCATGACATCACGGATTTCTTTAGGTGGTTTGCCACCAAGCATAGAGACTTTTTGATAGATGCGAGTGAGCCATTGAGCGAATTGTCTAAATGCTCGTTGTAATGCTTGGGTCGGAGCAGAGCCATCACGAACATAGGCCTCGAATCCTTGAGCAAACTTTTCATGTGCATTGCGGTTGGTATCCGCATCAGCACCTTCTTGATACCCTGTCCACTTCTTAACTTCTTCCCAGTCATTGATGACCTGTTCAGGCGCATCTTCCATGGTTGCCAACATACGAAGGTCTTCGAGGAATACATGGCCTGATTCATGGACGAATGTAGAGAAGTCGGCTTGGTCAAATAGTTCAATAATTTTCTTGTCATCACTCATCATGGATGTCATACCACGGATAACTTCATTGTTTTTATCTTGGTAATACTGGTTCACCAATTTAATGGTTTGAGGGTCGAACACCACCAATGCTTCACCATCAATAGGGTTTTTATAATAAATCCCATCAATACCCTCTTTGTTTAATGCGTTTGATGCGGATTCATCGCTACCAAGTTTGTTAGAAAGCTCCTTATACATTTCACGGCCAGTTTTATCATCGCTATAGATGCCTAGCTTTTGCAAAGCATTTTTAACGGATTCAGGTTGCTCTGCTCCAAGAGCTTTTTCGTGTAGCATAGTGTCATCTTCAGGAACCTCTACTTCATAAGTTGTAGGGTTGTCTCCTATAACAGATAGCTTATCTATATCGATACTGCCAAGAAGCTTAGCATCACTTTCGGCTTTATTGATTTTAGACTGTGCTTTATCAACGAATTCTTGGTAAGCCTCTGAAATATATTTTGCACTTATCCGTTTGCCATCATTCTTAGCATTAAGCTTAGCGATTGCCAAGGCGGATTCAGCAATAGCATCAACATGGTTTTCGTTGATGAAGGCTTGTACTTTCTTAGTAGTTACACCGCTAGTGGAATCCATGAATGCAATCACACGATTTAATGCCTTTAGTTGTTCTTTAGCATTCGCAACATCCGCATTATTGACTATGCTTGCGGCAACATCTTGTAGCTTCTTCGATGCTTCAGCTTTATTACTAGCCATCAACTTATAGAAAGAGTGACCTAAGTATTGGTTAAGGGCATGAGATTCTTCGGCGGTCAATTCTTTGCCGTCATACGAGAAAGTCTGTTCTCTGACTTGAGAGACACCCTTATTCTTATACTTATCTGTTTTAGATTTATCCTTTGCGAAGTACACACCAAATCCATGTGCGTTATTATTGCCAGGCTTAAACTCGGAGAAAGTGTAAGGAGATCCGTGATATGCCTTTTGGAAATATGGATTTCCTTGTGCGTCCTTGACGCCTTTTAGCATATCTTGTATAGTAATAGTAGAAAGAGGGCCCACTCCCAATCTATCGCGTACTACGCGAAGGGAGTCTTTGCCCTCTTTTTTATTTTCTATAATTACACTGTACAAATCGATATTAGCAGGGTTTAGTGTTATAACTTTTTGGCGTTCTTCGCCAACAATTCTTAGCACATATACCTCACCATTGAAATGTACAGGCACATAAAACCTATGGTATACATCGACTTCATTTTTCCTTTTCTGCTTATCAGAAATAGGTTTAGTGAAGTCTTTTTTTGTATTCCTAGTGCTTTCAATTAAAACTGCATTACCAACTAGAGTCTTTAGGTTTTTCAATGCACCCCTATGCACCCCACGCACATTTTGGCCCTTTCTGAAGTTCCAGGTTAAATGTGATGCACCATCACGCCCATTAACACCTAGCGAAGCCAAACCATCTTTAGACAAGGTTGTGGACTTAAACATATTGCGGATATATTTGGCAACTTCAGTATTGCTCATAGAGTTGATTCGATCTCTACGCCTTGTACTAATATCTACAACATTAACTTTAGTGTTAGGGTCAACGCCAGGATTAAGCGGTTGAGCAAATCCACTACCGATACCTTTCTCGCCTGTTTGAATCCTGATGTACTGGTTCATGTAGTCTTTAGCGGTGAAATCACTTTTCCCTGCCTTTTGCATAATGTTCGCCATTACATCTGCATGAGAAGCGAATAGCAATGCACCATGTTTAGCTTGAGCAGCTACCTCTGCATTCGGAGATTGTTTCAAGGCCTTATACACATCTTGGAATACTTGATAACCATCTTTACTAAAATTCATCCGCATAGCCACTTCGCCATCAGCAATTTTATCGATATGCTCACTCATGGATTCCAATTCACTGATTGCTTTGGCTTCTTTTGCCATATTATCGTACTTTTGATTGATAATTTCAGTGGCATCAGGGTCATTTTTAGCCATTTCCAATTCTAGGCGTCTATTGTAATCTATAACGCCCATTCGTTCTTTCTCGGCTATAGTTACATTAGAACCATTGCTATCTTCGCTCTCAGGCGAAATATCAAGGCCGTTTTTCTTGGCCATTTGGAAATTTTGGTACTCACTGTTATATTTCTCACGGAAATCAGTTTGTGCTTGTAAAACCGCCGCATTATATGTCCGTTTCACATCATCAGGAGCATCTAAGACTTCATTTAAGACTTCTTTTTGAGATTCGGTCGCATCAGGGAAATGTTCAGCAATGATTTCTTGCTTTACATTTGCCTTATGATTCTTTAACTCATTAGAGACATCTTGTTGAGCCTGAGCATATGCTTCTTTATCCTTTTCAATTGTTTGCATGGAGCGACCACCTTCTGTGTAGTAGGTAGTGTCTTTCATAGCTTCCATCGCATTATCAGATAAATTAGTTGCCTTTTGTGCGAATTGACCCAATGGCACTTCAATTGGAGTTTCTGCTTCAATTGACTTAGCCACATCTTCGTCACTTACAATCCCAGCATCTACCATTTCACGAATTGCATTTTGCCCTTCAGGTGTTTCCACTAACTCGTGAACATTAACATAGGCAGTCGGCACTTGTGCGTTCTGTGCATACTTTTGCACCAACTGCCCATAAACTTCAGGGTTATCTTTCGCCAATTTATTTGTCTTGGCATCATTACGGATGTTTGCCATTAATGCCTGTGCGTTACGATTCTGTTCCGCTTGGAGTGCCGCATTTTGTTGCTCAACAGTTAAATTGTTCCACTTGCGAAGATCGTGTGCCACACGAATCCCACCAGCTAAACCACCTAGACCAGTCAAGCCGATAACGGAAGGTGCTGCTTGTGCCATAGCACCCAACGCACCACTAGCGATGTCGCCTACAGAGTAAGTGCCTTCAGGGTCATTGTCTTTCCTAAACAAGTTGTGTTGTATCTTTTCATTGGCATCTTGTAATCCTTCTTCGACTAGTTCAGGAATGCCAGCTTGTACGCCTCGCTTCATTGCTTGACCAACTACTGCCCCCATGCCTTTATTCATGGTGGCCACTGTAGTGTCAACACCTGTAGTAAGGGCTTGTGCTGCCATACGGCTAGCAGGAGTAGCTTTAGTAACTGCCTTAGCTCCGAGCTTCATGGCGTAGAATTCAATGCCTGTGTCAATCGTTGCGAATGCAGCTGCACGATTTCTTGCCTCAGAATCAGAGTATATGCGATTACCTTCCGCATCCTTCTTGTTGATGAGTTCCATGTACTTAAGCCCAAATGACATCTCAGCCATTTGTTCCGCCATACCTGCTTGTCCAAGAAGCTTAGCCCCCTGTAGCCCAAACTGTGCTGCCGTGCTTGGGTTTCTGCCAATAGCTGCGCCAAGCAACGCCCCACCTGCCATGCCGATAGCACCGCCAATACCACCACCGACAACGGCTTGTTTGCCCATCATATACCCTTGTCCTGCGGTTTCACCAACGATTCTTCCAAGGAAATTAGATTCATCATCATGTCGATAATTATCCAATCTATCTTGCACTTCATTGATTTGTTGGATTAAAGATGCTTTTTCTTTTTCATCAGCAAACGCAAGTTTAGAACCAAGCTCACCAAGCTTCATTTGGTCATTCATAGACCATATATTTTGTTGTACCGAATCAATAATGCCTCGTGTCCTCTTGACATTCTCTAGGTTGGATAGAATGTTGATTGCATCAGCTTGAGAAGCATAGTTTAGAGTTGCTAGTTCAGGATAGGATTGTTGCACTTCATCTAAAGTTTCCCCTCTTGTCACACGGCCAGCTGCAATCCGAGCGGTTCTAAACCCATCATCTGATGTGTTCATTACAACATCTGCGCCAATGTTTAATTGCTTAGCAATTCGCAACGCCTCTTCAGCTCTGATTTGAGATTCAGACTTGCCAAAGAATCGTTGTGTCGCCCCATCCCAAATGCTAGTGCCGTTTGACGGAACGAAGTTGTCTACTGCACCCATAGTCACATTATTGATAGTGTCCTTATATTGTTGGGCAGCATCGGCTTGTTGTTGTTCTTTACTTCGTGTGTCATTGATAGCAATTAGGCCACCATAGACACCGCCCTTGCTCAAGTTGGCAGAGAACTCATCTGCAATTCGAGAGATAGAATCTCCAGCCTCTTGCATAATTGTTCCTTTGTTTTCTTCCTGTGCTACATAACTAGAAGGGGTCAACCCTTGCTTATCAGCACCAGTCATACCAAATTGTGCTTGGATTTGTTCAAAACTTCTATCCATACTATCTCCTATCCACTAGTTCTGTTATAACGATCCTTATACTCTGATACAGTCATTACTTCAGTACTGCCATCAGGATGCACACCAACAACTGTGCCATCACCATTGTCAGTAATGACCTGATTCCAGTTGTTCGCTCTACTTACCGCAGCACTTACAGGTACATCGTCATTGAAGAATATGCCTGAACCACTTACTTTTGCACTATGTTCTACCGCAACATCATTAGCAATTTCTTGTTTACGATAATCGGATACATATCCTTCTTGTTGCTCTTTAGCGACCCTAATTGCATATTCATATTTTGCACCATCACGAGCAGCCCCTTTTAAGCCTGAGAATGCACCACTTACGCCACTGTAATCAGTGCTTGCTATAGTTCCTCGTTTATCTTGAATTTCGGCAACTTGTACCATAAACGATTCACTAGGTGTTTTGCCCATATCTTGAACTTTGTTTAGTACCTCTGCCATGCTATGGTCTCTTGCATACTCTTTAAGAGAATATTCTTCCGTCGGTGTCAGCTTCTGTGCTTTAGCAACTTGCTTTTGCAAAGCAGCATTAGCACTAACGCCCATTGCAGATATAGTTGCTTTTTCTTCAGGTGTCTGAGCGGCCGCCTCTGCACTACTGATCAGCGATGTGGCAGTGGAATAGTCACCTTTCATAATGGCATCGTTAACTGCAGTCTTTAATGTGTTAATCCGAGCTTGTGCTGCAACGCCTTCCATTTGGCGCTTTTGTGATGCAAATGACAAGAAGTTATTATATGCATCCTTATACACATTGTTGAGTTCGTCTTCCGTAAAAGCTTTTTTCTTGGGAGCGAATGATGCCATCCCATTTTCATAATTCTCAACACTATCTGTATAATATCCACTGTCCTTTAACTTTTGGGCGTAAGTATGTCTATCGTGAACGCCTTGTAATTGGTCAGCAACAAGGGTCTTCGCTATTGCATCTGCATACTCTTCATCAGATTGAAAAGATGCGTACCAATTCAATCCACCGCTTCCTTCTAACTCATCTGAAGGAACATTCAACCCTGTATCAGTGGATGTTTTTAGTCCGCCGTAATTATGATACTTAGCGAGTTCGGATGTGCCGCCACCTGTCTCGTGCATCATTTGTTCATACACAAGATTTGAGTCAATGTTGTATTTCCGTTGCAGGATTTGTGCGACATTCCAAAGGTTTTGATTGGCGACAGAAACACCGCTAGAACCTTGTTCTGCAGCCCTAGCTCTTGCAGCCTCAGCAGCCATCTTAGCCCCTTGTTCAGGATTGTCCCTGTTCATCTTATAAATGTATTCAAACTGCTCTGTGTTGTTTCCCCACTTGGCTTCATTCATCTTCTTGCTGGCATTGCGGTATTTAGCAAGAATTCCTTCATCAGCTTTCCCAGTAAAATATTGCAAGAACTTATCCATCTTATCGAGGTTGTTTTCCATCTGAGATTGATTAAGCAATGCTTCAGCCTGACTGTTGTATAGCTTACCCTTAGCGGCTTGAATCTGTTCATCATCCTGTCCGAGCATTTTCCCAGCAGCCTCTACATGAGACCCCATTAAATCCAATGTCTTTTGTTGAGAATCAAAATTATCAACCAGTTGTAAGTTATTGGATAGCAACTCCAAAGTATTATTGTTAGCCGTTTGAATGGAATCCTCGTATTGAGACCGCTGATACCTGTCAATCATGTCAATATTATCTGTCAGAGTATTATCAACCATTTTGCCAAAAGCATTGATAGAATCTCTTGTTTTAAAGTTATATTGAGCGAGAACTTCTTGGCGTTTCTTTTCCATTGCATCTGTATAGCTAGGTAGAATCGTTTGAGCATTCATGCCCTTTTGATTCATTAACCCTGTTTCCGTGTTGTGCAACAGATCGTTACTATACCTAATGATGTCATTGTTAGCTTGAATAGCTTTAACTTGGTCATTCTGTTTATCAATAGCAAGCCATGTATCAGCAGCCCTATTCAACGCATTCTGCAATGCACTATTGCCACTTGTATCAGCACCATACGCCTCAGTGCTACCAGTGTTAGCCACCTGAGCATTGATGGTGTTTAGCTTTTCGTTTGGGTTATAACTTTGTAATTTCAATTGTCATCCCCCTGTTATTTAGTCTTGTTATACTTAACAACTCTGATGTTATCCACCTTTGTAGGGTCGACCGCATCAGTGCGAATTTGGCCATCAGTTGTAGAGCGAGTAAAGCCTTGTGTGCCTGTCTTCTTCGCACCGCCATATTGTTGCTTCAAGGAATACATAGAAGAAGCTCCACCAATCAATGTAGCCAAAGCAGACATATTGCCTTGTTGCTTAGCATTCGCCGCTGCACTACGAGCGGAATTAGCTTGGTTAAGATAGTTAATTTCATTAACCTTCTCGTTCCAAATCGCATTATTCTTGTTGGTATCCCAAGTATTCACATCTTGGTTGTATGCATCATAAGAAGCACCCAACGATTGAAGCGGCGTTCCACTCATTGTTAAGCTGCTAGACCCTGCTTCAGCTGCATTCTGACCTGCCACCAACCGCATCTTGTCATCCATGCGTTGCTTATCTTGTAGATACTGGTCATTAATTTGGTTCTGCTTCGCCGCACTGATACGAGCATTTTGCTCTGCTACCGCTGCTTGTTGGTTATACATAGCAGCCTGTGCATTGGCTTGTTGCCGAGCAGACTGTATGCCCATGAGTGTCGATACACCAGTAAGTGCCATTGCTACTGGCATACACATACGCATCCCCCCCTTTTTCAATCTATAATAAATAGTTTGTAATCTTTATCTTCTGTGTCATAAAAGACCGCACCAACCGATTGCAACCACGCCACGATTAGCTTATTTGCTCTGTGTGCGTAGTTAAACAATCGCCCATATTCTTTTACCCACTGTTGCAATATCTTCTTAGAGCCTTGAATAAAAGCTCTCTTTGCTGCAAAGTTGTGTTCTAGTATGGTAGATCCCATGAACCATATGCAGTGCATATCCATATATAGCGGTTGCTCCGATATGCCAAACACACCGAGCATCTCACCACTCTTTAGATATACGCAGTAGTTTTTGTAACCTGGTTGAGAGAAGGCATCTTGTAGTTGGTTGTATCCATCCCATTTGCCCTTTTCTCTCAGTTCCAGTAAGTCCATATCCCTTAGATTATGTGATAGCCATTCAATATCATTATCATGTTTCGTAGGGCTATACGCCTCGATTAATGTTTTCATGTCTACCACCACCATAGCTAAGATTGCGGATAATTGCTTTTAAGTTGAATGGATACGGCTCATTGTGCCTAATACATACATGGCACTGTTCGTTGAATCCGTTGCTACCTTGAGGAAATGTAACATCGTAGTCACCAGTGTAATAGCCATCTTCATCCATAGTTTCTATGTCATCCATAGTTTCAAAGTTATGGCCACATTGACCGCCCTTAGAGTTAACCAATCGAAGTATCGCACCATTTAGTCGCATGAACCGCCCTTGAATCGTGCCGTCATTGAGTTGCATCTCAAAGGTCGGTTGTTCGATTCTGAACTCGAAATCAAGGCCCACAAGGATGTCTTTACCTGTTGTGGTTAGCTCTACCACGCCACTGCTAGGAACTACTTGCTTAGGGTGAACAACGCCATCCACCACAATAGTTACCTCTTTACCAATCAAATGATTAGCACGAATGCTTGATACATTCTCGTCATGGGATTCATGGACGAAGGAATCTAAGAAGAAGTTGTCGCCAACCTTATAGGTAGTGAGTGCTTCTAACTTTTCTATGTACCGCTTAGCAACGCCACCAATAGTCCGTTCTACCACAACATATAAGGCATCATTCTCATGCTCTGCAACCGCTTCACAATCGATAAACTTGCCATCTGTCATGTAGCGAGACCACCCATTCACTCGTTCTTCTGCAATGTATGTCATGCACCGCAAGATGCCATCATCACCCACATAGCAGATAATGCTATCAGGGTTCTGTACATAAGTGGATTTCAGTAGCTTCACATCTCTTAATGTGTCCTTGGCCAAGATAGATAGGTCATTACCTGAATAGCCATCTCGTGTATAGTCATACGCCATATCACGGACATTGTTACCTCTATCAGTCACAAACACACACCGATTGCCAATGTATTCAGGTTGTGCTTGTGCAGCGCCGAATTGGGTCTGAATCCGAGGCGATATATCATTAGGAGTTACTGTTTTGCCACCGCTGATAATCCACTCATTACCATCTGTCAGGATGATAAGGTCAGTCGCTGGCACTAGGTGTCTAACACTAAAGAGCTTACGATTGATGATGCTCAAGGTTATAGCACTATCATCAGTCAATGTTCCTGATGCCTTTTCAATTCCGAAGTTAGGATAGTCGCCTGTACGGCTCATCCATATCTTGTTAGACCCTTTCTTAGTATTAGCGAATACTAGGCGGTCTTGGAAGAATACAGACATCTTAGGATAGCCATGAGCCTTGCCGTATGATCCTCTATTCCATAAGTATGTATCAGTATCCTTAGCAGGTTTCAGGATATAATCTACCTCTGCTTCTCTAGGTGATAGCACCTTTTTGATGCGGACGATGCCAAAGCCAGTGTGTGAATGTATCTTATACTCGAATGTATTATTACCACTATCAATATGGGTAACTACTCGACTAGTTGTATATGTATTGATAAATGTACCGCTATCCGTTACATTCGTATCATTCTTAGATTTATAGATTTTGTAATCAAGCCAAGTATTTCCACCATCTTCCGATGTCTGAATGGTTACAGACCCAGTCCATGTCCCGTGTGTAGTAATAGACCAGGATACCTTGCCATCTTCGACCTCATAATCCGCCACATCAATATGCCGTTCATAGGTCTGCCCTGATGCGGTAAAGCTCTGCATTGGAATTGTATGCAAGACTTTGAATTGGTCTCCCACCATTTCCTCAGTAAACATATCAACACTAGCAGTCAGCTTGTTATTAGACACCTTGAGCTTACTGCCTTTGTCGGTATTGATGTCATCAAACGGCATAGGGTTGAGTGCATACTCACGGATTGTCCATTGAGTATCTGTAATCCGTTGCAAGGCTTGCACTGGCTTTTCGCCACTACAAATGAACATAGTGTCTGCTGATTGGTTGAAGTGAAGGTTAGGTATATCACCCTCATCAAACACTGTCTCCACTTCAGCAAGGAGCTTGCCCATTTGATATACACGGAAGTATTTAACACCGAACTCAAGTAAGAATGATATATTGCCTGATGCAGTGAATTCTTCTAGCCGAATCGGTTTATCGTGATACTTTGCATCAGCTATATATCGAGATCCCTGTCTTTTACACACAGAGCCGAAAGGGCGAATAACCGCATTTTGAGCCAATAGCAACGCCGATTTATATTGGTCAAGGTCAACACGGCTATTCACTTCATCAGAGATTTCTCCGCTAGTAAAGGCTGGTTGAATTGTAAATAAAGGTGTCAGTGCCATTAGTCGCCACCTCGTACAGATGCATACAGACTAGGATACTCGACTTGTGCCTTGCGTTCTTTAGCAGTCAACGATTTGGCTTCTTCTAATGCTGCCTGGTACATTTTGTAGTTCCTATCTGCAGTAGATTCATTGCCTAACAATGGTACTGCTAAATTAGACGCAAGCTTTCTTGCCAAGGCTTCCAGGAACAAGCTATCGAAGATATCGCAATCTGTGATGTCATACACATAGTCGATATATGCCAACTCCACATTAGAGGCAATTACCTTGGTATTGTTGTCCATATTGAACACTTCAAACTCCTTTTGACGGAATGCATCAAAGGCGTTGTGGTTATCCAAGATAGCAAGCATCTTAAGGCACTTTTCAGGATACAGGTAAATATATTTATACCCATTGATTTCAGTGTTCACCAAAGCCAATGGTTCATGTTTCCTGGCAAAAGACCATTCATACTGTCTCAGCAATAGCTTTCGAGTGTTGTCATAATGCAATCTGCACTGGCGAGCAGATTCGTTGTTAGCTTCAATTGATGCAATCATGCCTTGCCCTATATAGGAAAGTGCCAAGTTGCAAATGTCTGTTTTAGTCATCTTGTCGCCTCATAAATAAAAATAAGGGGCAGTTTTCACCGCCCCTATTCTGTTATTCACTTACTGTAGGTTCTTCTACAGGAGCATCATTTACTTCCGCAAGGGCAGGTTCTTCTGCTCCACCAACAGGTGCAAACAATGCTTCGAAGTATTTAGGATCATATTCTTTCTTTTGTTTATCCGTAATGGTTACAGTTTCGCCTTCTTTAACATAGCCACCTGCAAACCCATAGGAATCACATAATGCAATATATTCCATAATTACCCCCTAGCGAGAAATAGCAACATCCATTGCTACTGCTACTGTGCAAGTACCAGTGGTAGCACCAGTGATTTTAGCTTGCAAGTATTTCTTTACGCCGAATGGAATGCGAGCTGCGAACACAGACCCTGCTGCCGCTGCCAATGTGTATGTACCCAATGTTACAGGGGAAGCCATGTCAGCTGTATCAGAAGTAGTAAGTGTTACTGTTGCAGCAGCAGACAATGCTTTGGCTACATTACCTACGATGAAGCATTGTTCGTATGCATCACCGCCAACAGATACTACATCACCAGTTGTGCCTTTAGCCAAATCAGATTTATAAAAGAATGCATTCTCTTTATCCAAGATCATATTGTTTCTCCTTTTTAGTAATAACCCCACCCCCAATTAAGGGAGTGGGTACAGTCTTACAATTAATTACTATCGAACTTGTGCTTCAGTATTAATGAGAGCATCTACACGGCGTACAGGAATGCCGTCAAATTCGGTTGTAATCTTACCACCTTCGTTGCCTTCAGTGATTTGGTATTTGTGTGCGTTGTTCTTTTGTTTACGCAAGAATGTGCGAACTTGGCGGTTCATATACCAGCAAGCACGGCCTGCGTTAAGGTTAGGGATAAGTTCTTCAGCGGTTGTCATCAAGTCGATGAGGTCAGCACCTGCGGAAGCATCCTTTGTCAATGCGTTCACATCGATGTTAGCGATACGAACTACATAACGCCAGTCACGAACTGTGAGACCCAAATCCCATTTGTAGTGAGTACGGTAGCCTTCATAGTTACCACCATTAGCATCTTGAATAGTTACTTGGCCTTTATCGTCATGCTTCAAGCCAGCAGTAGACCCTTTAGGGAAGATGCCGTGTACTGTGTTAGCACCCCATACAACGAGGTAGATAGATGTAAGGTTAGCAGTACCTTTTGCATCCAACACATTCTTAGCAGTTTCTGCTTTCTTAGGATTCAATGTGTTGTAACGAGGTGCGAGACCTACGAACTTTTCAGGGTCTACGGAAGTATCGCCATAGAATAAAGTCTTAGCCATTTCTTGGTTCATTGCTTCCAAGAATGCCATATCTTCAGACAAGCGGAAGGAAGAAGTGTTGCCGTTAAGGTCAGCCAAAGCTTTATCCACTTCTGCATAAGCTTCCAACATACCGCAAGTATCTGTGATTTGTGCAGTCTTGGATTTAGAAGGTTGTACACCATAGTTAAGCAAACGCCATGTTGCTTGAGGCAAGCCAGTCCGTACAGTTGTCTTATTACCAGTAGGAAGGTTACCTTCTTTCATAACCATGTCTGTTAAAATTTCATTGTTTTCGGTCAACAATTCAGCGATAGCGCCAATCTTGTTGTCCTCAGTGCGAGATGCCACATCCATAAGTGTAGGGCGTTGTTCTGCAATAATTCCCATTGTTCAATTTCTCCTTATTATTTGTTACCACCATAAAGAATGTCAGCAGCCGTTTGTGCGCTGCCTAAGCCATTTGTGTCATGCCCTCTATCCTCGGATACCAATTGTCCGATTTTAGCAAAGGCGCGAACTACTTCTACTCGGTTACCCAATCCGTTTTCGTTAAGGATCTCACGAATGTTAGGGACAACTCGTTCGAGATATTCCACTGCCGTACCACATTGAGCGATAGTGTCATCAAAGGATGCGCCTAACTCCTTCCGTGTGGTTTCAGCCCATTCTTGAGATTGTTGAGCCGCTTGCTCTTCTTGGTATTGAACGGCTTGGTTAGCAATTTGTTGTGCATAACCAACACCATATTTAGCAATCGCAGAGGCTTGTTCTTGCGTTGCCCCTACAGATTTCAATACATCAGAAAAGCTTGCTGCCGTTTCAGCATCTAACTGATCACCAACGGCTTCAGAGAAGTCATACTGTTCAGGCACAGTTGGTGCAGGTGTGCTAGCAGTTTCTTCCGTTGTCGCAGTGTCGCTAGTGCTTTGTTGTTCAACTTCAGGTTGGTTACCATCTTGGGCGGAATCAGTGTCAAGTTGACCGCCCAGCAAAGTATCTTCTGCCATTATTGTTCATCCTTCTTTTGATTAATTAGTGTCAGCCATTCAATCTGTTGATTGGCATATTCCATTTCAGCCTGTTGCTTTAGCTTAAGGCCATCCAGTCCTAAGCTTTCAATTTGTCGCAGTACATTGATACCAATAGCCCTCTTGCCTTCTCGATAGAATGTTTCGCTATTGCCAGTAAAGGACTTGGCATTGATGCCTGTCGCATCTAATAGCCGTGTGATGAACCATCGACCAGTCTCCGTGGCCATGATAGCCCTAATCGATTGCTCGTCCTTTTCTCGTTGCTTGTATCGCATGAGTGCGTTATTCGTGTTCTGTTCAGCCGTTACATTCGCTTTTGTCATCTACATACCTAACCATTCTTGTAATGCAGGATTGCCATCATTAGCCGCCTCTGTAGCCACCTTAGCAGCTTGTGCCATTTGAGGTGCTGCTTGTGCCATTTGCATAGCCTGTTGTTGTTCCTGTGCTTGTTGCTGAGCTTGTTGTTGAGCTTGCAAAGCTTGTTGGAACTCTTCATCAGACTTAAGCATAGGAGCTGGCGCACCCAAGCTACTAGCATAGATATTAACCGCTTGTACAAGGTCTAGCTTGCCAAGAATTGATTGGTCAAACTGTGCTGCATTGGCAACGAACCCAAGTAACTGTTCTATGTTCGTGAGCGAACTCATTTTCTGTGCTTGAGCCAATGGACTGATGTATTCAATCTTGACATCCGCATCAGCCAGTTCTTGGGCCAATTCATCAGGCAGTTCAGGGAATATTCCTGCCCTATCCAAGATGTTGTAGGTGCGTTCGATGATTGGATTTAACCACTCAGATAACAATCGTTCGACCACAGGCCCTAATTGTTGTAGCTTTTCTTGAGACCGCTCCATGACCTCTCTAGCAGTCATTTGACCACCTTCGATTTGGTCAATCATCATGAATAAGTCAGCTGAGTAGAACCGCTTGATGCGGTCTTCAGTCTCACGAATCTTGTTCATAAGTGATGCGGTATCAAGCCGTACATCGAATAAAGGCTTAACCATTTCACCTGTGTCGCTCTCAGTGATGCCACCAGGGAAGAGGTTAACTTGCCCCATGATGCCACTTGGTGCTTGCATAGGTGGTTTAACACCTAACTCAATCGCCATAAGGTGGTCATATTCAAGCTTTTGCAACATCCTTGCATCATCCAATGCAAACCATGCCGCACCCTTGCCATAGGCCTCATGTCCTACTACAGTGTATCGAGCCACAGGGACTGGAAATTCTTCAAACCCACCATCATACAAGGCTCTGTCTGTCTCTTGCCCTTCTACCCAGTAGACTGAGCGATAAGGCATATTAGAGCGACCGATTTCGCCGATAGTCCGTTCACTGTTCGGCTCAACCAACCAATTTACAATGAATGTTTGATTGTAGCTGCTACTAGACTTGAAGGCGTTAAGTACATTCAGTGGACAATTATCAGTGCCGAACTGCTCTACCAATTGCGAAGCGGTCATTCTAAATCGCCGTGCAAATGTACTAATCTCACCATTGGCACTTGCTTCAAGAGCATATGTACCGATTGTGTATGGAACATAGCGGACACCATACTTAGGATCTGTAAAAATCCCCATTGGTGCTTGTCCATATGGCAACTCTGTATAGCAACTAAATGCCGTGGTGTAGAAGTTGGACTTGGCTAGTACTGCTTGTAGTATCTGCTGCCGTTCATCCAATATCTTAGCCACATCACTATTAGCCGCCATTTGTGCGTTGTCCATTGTCAAATTGAACCATTGACGGCTTGGTGGTGTTAATCCACTCATGACCCCTGCCGCAAATATTTGGCAGGCTTCCCAAGTTGTAGAGTTATAGATTTTACCAGTCTTGTTCTTAGATAAGTCTTCCTCATCATCGAATATGCCGATATGTGGCAACTCGTACTGCTTGATGTCTTTCCACACCTTTTCGTATCGTTGCCGCTTTTGCATTAGCGAACTGAATCGTTGCCGTAACTTAACATAGTCACGAGCAACAGGCTTTTCCTTTTTGTCAGTCTTTTTAGACTTTCCCAAAATTGTGTTAGCCATATCCGTTACCCTAATGTCCGTTTAGTGTCTTGCCCTGCATTACCCAAGATTGTTGCATCAGAAACAGTAGAATCGAACCCTCGCTTCTTCTTCTTTTGTCCTGCAGCAAGGCTATCACCTGTTTGACCGCTATCAGCTACCGCCGTAGGTGTTGGGTCAGGTACTTTAATAGCAGCAGGTGCAGATGCACCACCGAATAAACCTTTACTCATTAGGCACTCTCCTTTCCCTATAAATACTAAAAAGGCTGATAGTCCGTATTGGCTACCAGCTTCCTATTTGTGGCACTCACACCATTGTGCTTTCGCACAGGCGTTGCGAATGTAAGTGCCGCCGCATCCGCCAAGTCAGGGGAGCGACCGCATCGTTCTTTCATTTTGTCTTTTGCTTCTAACAGGATTCTGCCTTTAGCATCGTATCCATATTCAGGCATAGCAAGTTCAGCACATAGCTCTTCATCATCAGGTAATGAGCCACCACCTCTTAGCCATTGAGCCATGCTATCCCACATCTCAGCTCTTCTGTTTGTGTACTTGCTATCTTTAAGTGCCTTGCCGCCGAATGGTATCTCAGACACTCTATAGCCGAGTTGTCTCAACCTATCGATAACACCTTCACCTCGACCAGCATCTATGAATACCGCATCAGGTTTATGCTCGTTGATTTCACGAGCAATAATGTCAGCTAGTCGCATATTATCAACGCCACTGAATACCAACGGCTTATGCATTGATAACCCTTGCCGTCTCACGATTACCGACCTATCGCTACCAAACCGAGCCACATCGACACCCAACACAACAGGAGCTTCTAACATATCATTAGGTTTTACCACTGTTGCCTTGCCGTCGCTGATTAAGTCAATTGGTATCAACACATTGAATGCTGATGCGGTGAAGTCACAATATAACTCTTGCCGTATCGCATCCTCACTCATTGATGCTTTCATATCAGCAATTTCGTCATCAGGTATCAACTTGGATTCAGACACTGTGAATTTACAAGTGTACCAATCAGGCTCGCTTACCCCTCTTTGGTACATTTCGTAAAACGCATTTTGTCCTTTCGGTGTGCCAATAAATATTGCCCAGCCGTTACGATCTGATAGAGATGGACGAATAACTTCATTCCACACTTCAGGTCTAAACTGTGCGTATTCATCAAGTATCACTCCATCCCAATAAGCGCCACGCAAGCTATCAGGGTTATCAGCACCCTTTACATATATCCTTGCCCCTTGCCGATTCTTATGCAGTGTAGGTAGCTCAACATATAGCTCCGATTCATTCACAATCCGATTAGGAATCACCGATGTGTAGTATTTAAGATATGCCCACGCAATCTGCTTAGCCTGAACACGGAACGGAGCGATATACGCATATTGAGGGCTAGGCAGTGAACACATCAACGCCATCTTGATGATGTGATTCACACTGCCAACAGTCTTACCAAACCGCCGATGGGCTACAATGACAGAGAACCGATGCGCCTCTACCCCTTTATGGATTTCGTTTTTCCAAATGGGGCGTGGTTTATATGGGATTGTTATGGTTTCGCTACTCATCTTCCCACCTAAATGCTATGTTGATTGCTCCACCATCTTTACCTGTTACCTCTTGCTTAGACTTTGGATTAAACTCATCAGATGTCTTCTCTAAGTACCAACGAGAGTTGTAATCATCACCCTCGTCTAGCTTGTCAGCAAGGTTTAATTTGGCTCGCATTCGCATATTCCCTTTAAGAAGCTCAAGTCTTTGTAAAAACTCTTCATGTTTCTTCGTGTAGTTGTAAAAGGTCTTTAGTGAAATGTCAGCATATAGACAACTTTCGGTTAGATTTAAACCTCTTGAAAATGCGTATTCTAGTTTTTCTAATGTGTCATCCGTCATAACAGTCGGTCTACCACCAGGATGTTTCTTTTTTGCCATGCTTTCACACCACCTTTCAATGCATGAAAAAAGCACCACCTGTAGTTAGATAGCGCTTATTGAGAATATTATCTTGTTTTTGTTATATATCTCCGTGGATATATGGCATTTATTGAGAACTTAAATCAACACCATTGTTAAACATGATGCTTCTTGTATCAGAAAACGATTTACATTTTCCTCGCATTCCTATCACGATTTCATTGGCAATGCATTTACCTTTGCTATTGTTCATGCACTTGTTGTCATGACAGGTGATTGATGTCAGCTTCTCTTTCATATATCCCTCGTAGTTAATTATGGCGGATAGTGTTGGATTCGAACCAACGCACGCCGTAGCGCCTAACTAGGTAGCAACCAGTCCCCTTTTCCTCTTGGGTAACTATCCACGGTACAGGCAGTTTATTGTCATGCCCAGGACTTTATAGGCTAGCCGCCATTATTAGCTTAGCCACATTAAATAGAGTGGTGGTTTCCGTCCCTCATGCTGATCTAGAGTAACCATAACTATTACTTTCTTAAAATCTTAAATCTTGTATTTGTAATCTTTAAAAAATAAGACTTTGCCGTGTGTTAGCAAGAAACGGAACGGATTAATATATTGTAATCTGCTCAATCCCTAGAATTGTATCCGCCCACCGATATATATAGCTTTTGGCATTGCCAATAATAGCCGTCCCCCAAGCGCTGAATCTTATTGTCTAAGTTTAATCACTTAATACAAACCACTTGGGTTTAGATACAACAAAAGCCCTGGTGATTAACCAAGGCTCTTATTGCTGTTGTAGTAATGTGAAAGTGTTCAGAGAATGAAAAGTATCTGTATTCAAAGGAGGATATTTTCACGGTTGTTGAAAGGAGTCTTCTACCCACTTTTCACAATACTATTATACCTCATTGGTTGCCATAATTAGCCATAATTTCCCATAATCACGGCATGATTTCACCGAATTTCATAAGGGCTTTCTTTCTTAATTGTTCTATTCGTGGAACGGAGTAATGCATTTTCCTAGCGGTAATCGTGTCAGGGTTCCCAATTATGTAAGTATTTGTCAAGACCTCACGCCACTCAATAAAAGGCAATTTATTAATTACAGATACTGCCTGTTCCCTTTTAACCACTAGTTGTGATATTTCCTTTTGGGCTTTCTCTTTAGCATCAACTAATGCAGCGACGCCATTTTCTAGGCCTTTAGGAGTTCCACCGCCACTTAGTCGCTCTTTAGAGTAATCAACCGCTCCCAGACTTAATAAATCGCCCTCTAACTGGTCAATCCGCTCTTTCAACGATTGAATACGAATATCATACCACCTGATTGGTTTTAGATACTCCCTTGCCTGTCCTGCATAATCCACTATATCACCTCGCTCACTTCGATATACAACGCATCGTTATGCTCCCAATACCGCTTATTCACTGTCAATGTAACCACCTGTGTATCATCCTCATATGCTACTTTGTTCAGTCCATCCATAACCGCTTTGGCTATGTTATCTATATCAGGCTTCTTTGTTGGCATTTCTATGCCATCTATACACTTTCTATGGCGTTTTTTTGTGTATGACTTAGGAATACTTGCCATGACATCGATAACTACCTTACAGGGCTTATTTGAGGTTTCTATCCTGTTCTTCAACATATGGATAGTACAGGTGTTAGCAATTAACTTTTCAAAGTCTTTTGTCTTGCTTGGTGTATAGGTTCGCTTTGACCTAGAGTTAAACCTAGGTCGCTGCTTACCTACCGCCTTTCCTACCACTCTAAACCGCATTAGAACGGCACATCCTCGTCTTTAGCAAAGTTATCAAAGTTGCTAGTTGAATTAGCATCCCCACCTAGAGGAGCTCCAACAAAGTTAGCCACTACTTCCGTTACATATTTCTTTTGCCCCTCTTGGGTTTCATATGATCTAGTCTGTAACCGCCCCTCAACAAAACACTTAGAACCCTTAGTTAGTTGCCCTACTTGTTCGCCTTGTTTCCCCCATGCAACGCAATTAACGAATGCGGTTTGCTCCTTAGTCTCACCATCAGGCGTTACATAGGTATTACTTGCAGCTACTGTAAATGTAGCTACTGCTTTACCGCTTTTGGTATAACGAACTTCTGCATCTTTTGTTAAATTGCCCATAATTTGTACTGTATTCATCTTATTTCTCCTCTGAAGCTAATAACGAATCTGCTCGCCAGTGTAGATTGCATTATGACAACACTCGAAAGCTCTTGCTCAGACAGTATGAATGGTCTTTTGCTAGAAAGCATGAACCATTGTCGTCGGTGAATACTGATTTATCTCTGCATAATATGACAACACTATCACTTCCACCACGAGCATTACCAATTTCTATATCTTTAACAAACTCCCACCCCTTACTAAATAAGAAATTAAGGTCTTTAACATAGTCACGGCTGCCTTCAAAATACATATCTACCGCTTTATACTCTTTCATGTTATTTCTCCTTCGATTGTTATTTATAACAGACCGACATTCGTGTCGGTCAGCTTAATCATTATTATCCTTGTTAACTCTAGTATTCCACTTGTTAATAGCTATATCTTCCCGTTGGTTTAAGACCCCATTCATAGTAGCCCCGCAAATACGACACTTAACTTGAGGTGGGTAGTCTGACCCAACATTAGGATAAAAAGCTATATCATCGCCACCGCAGAATGGGCAGTTTTTAAGAGAGTAATACCATCGCTCTCTAATAAAACCACTAGTCCGTAAAACCTCTACCCTATCCAACATTTCACTTGACTTTGGCAATTCTTTATAGAGATGAAATGAACCATCGTCAAATGTAACGCCAGGTGTATCGGAGTTGAGTTCAAATTTACAGTTCATATCAGATAGTATTCGCAAAATAGCTTTTATGCTCACAACATCACCTACTTTACTTTTAATATCCGTTGCCACAACTTCTTTGATGGCCACAAAAGAACGCCAATAATGGAAATGCCCCATTTATAAGTTTCTACTTCATAACCAAAGCACCATTGGATGAAAAAGACAATCAATGCAATGCTGAATAAAGTGTCGATGACATTACATACATCAACAATGTATTTTCGTAAGCCTAGATATTTCATTATGTTTTCTCCTTGTTAATAATGTTCATGATATGCTTACCAATCTCGTAGGTAATATTGACTGTAACGGCATTACCTGCCTGTTTATACAACTGACTATCAGAGTTAACCGCTTTGGCTTTCTCAAACTGCTCATCGGTGAATCCTTGTAATCTCCAACACTCCCTAGGTGTTAATTTACGGATATACATTTCTGTGCCATCTTGTAGCACCACGCCTAGATTGTCCTTTGTAGTCAAGGTGTTAGATACTTGTACTTGTACTCGTCCTCGCCTTGTCTTAGATTTTGGATAAGCTAGGTTAACACCATCGCCGTTCTGCGCCTCAAGGTATCCTTTTTCTGTCGCATTTTTTATAGCAATCTTTAGCGGCCCTTTGTAATCCCTAGCACATAAAGTACCGCTTACGCCGTCAATACCATATACCGCATTATTACGGCGATAACCACCAACCGTATATAAGCCAGTCTTAGCACCCATGCCGCCACCATTGGCTGACAAAGTGCAGCTTGTTCCGCTAGGATCATATACCCTCATCCCTTGGCTACCGCCTATAACTTGCCTAATAACTGCAGGACTTTGTCTGACTGTAGGTAATAACGGCTCGGTACTTCCGCCTCTAAGGCGTCCAACAATATAGACCCTTTCTCGGTTTTGTGGCACTCCATAGTCTTTGGAATTAAAAACTTTCCATTCCGCATCATACCCTCTTTTGTCCATTTCAGAGAGTACTGCAAGCATTCCTTGCCCCCCCCTCAATAGACAATAGATTTCTAACATTTTCGCAGACAAGCCATTGGGGTTTATTTTCTTCGCATTCGTCAATGAGGCGCATAATTTCATAAAAGAGTCCAGATCGCGTTCCTCTTCTAATGCCTCTTTGCTTTCCTGCAATGCTGACATCCTGGCATGGGAATCCAAATGTCCAAACAGTAGCATTTGGCAATTCCCACCCTCGTCCTTTTCGTACATCGTCACTAAACCACATCCCCTCTGTGTCATATAATGCTCTATAACTTTTTTGGGCGAACTTATCGAATTCGCACCACCCAACACATTTCATCCCAGCTTTTTCGAACCCACTGTGAAATCCACCAATTCCGCTGAAGAAGTCAATGAATGTAACCATTACTTACCTGTCTCCAATCGCTTAATCTCTCGCTCAAGAAATCTAATTGCCTTATTAAGGTCTTGAATGGCGTCATCCTTTTTGCCAGCACGGCTGATATATTTCACCGCACTTCCTCGGCAGTAATTAAGGTCTTGGTCAATAATGAAATCCCATACCTCAATATTGCCACTTGTGTAGTGTTTTGGGTGATTTACCATGTCAGATTCCTTTGCCATGTCAACTCGTTGGTGATACTTTTGCAATACCTCGATAGCCTCATTAATTGGGAATGGCGCATTAAAAGCATGGCGTTTCTGCAACGCCAATAATTCTCCATTTTTCGGAGTAATTGTCCACATAGCTTTGCGAGAGCTCCATTTACCTTTATATGCATCACCATCCCAATAGGGTATTTCTTTAAAAACCTTGGCAGCCCAGTTTGAACCATTAATTGCTAGCCACTTACACCCTTTATCACGCAGTTCAATCAATTCTTCCAGTCCGTTCATGCTAGCACCTCTGTATCTTCAAAAATCTCCTTGAAATAAGGCAGGCTCTCAATCATATAATCACAAAATGTTAGCCACTCACTTAACTTATGACACTTTCGCTGGGACACCATATTAGCCACCACCTCGTAGTTAAGAGTTACTGTTCTTGTTTGGTTGTAACTCATAGGAAGTAACTGAATAACTCCTCGCCAATAAGACTCTTTTAGCAAACTGTTATCTGTGTTTCGGTAAAACTCTATCCAAGAATTCAATCGTTTTATGAAAGTAGAAAGCACATCAAATTGTGTAGGTTCAGACCCATTTAGACTGAAGTCATCAATCCTAAGCGGACGGCTCATCAACTTGTGCATGGTGCTTGTTGAGTTAGCAGTAGTGCCTATCTTGTAGGTGTCATACTCTTTCCACCAGTAGATAGGAGCAGTAATGTCAACAGACACAAATATCTGCCGTGCATACTTGCGATGTTCTGTTCCACCTTTAGCCAATCGCTTAGCAAGCTCTAGATCATTAGGGCCAATCTTTACAACCTTGCGAATATGGTTTTTATCAACCCAATCATAGTCCTCTACAGTGTCATTCTTGTGCCAGCTTTCCAGTGGATTTCTCATGCCTCTCATAGCATGGGCAAATCCCCAGTAATCCAAGTGTTCAAATTCAATCATGACTATTCCTTTCCTGTGCTACCGAATCCGCCAGTGCGTTCAGCTACTGTCATATCACCATCTACTTTTCCGTATTCCAGGAATATCCCTTGAGCTATCCGTTCACCTGCGGAGTAATAAAAAGGTTCTTCTCCGTAGTTGAATATCGGAATGTGGATATGACCCTCATTATTTTTGTTGTCAAAATAGTCCGCATCAATAATTCCTGTTCCATTGGCTAGCATCACATGGTTCTTGATACCGATAGAACTTCTTAAATGAACCTGTAAGAGAGTTTCAGGTCTCATCTTACACTTTATACCTGTTTCAACTAAAACCGTCGCCCCAGGCTCAATTTTGCCATTTTTGTAAGCACACAGGTCATAGCCTGCACTGCCTTTAGTCTTTCTTTCGGGAATTACCGCATCAGGATACCCTGTTACTCTTGCAAAGTATTGTTCCATTTCTATCACCCCTCTACTCTATCAATCGACAAATACAAGTATGTATTCTTGCACTCTTCTTTGAATTCAGCTTTTGCCATTTCTATCGCCTCATCCAAAGTACAGTCCTCATAGTCATAATCAGTACTGCCTGAATAATGTACTGTCACTGTTACACTTGGTAGCCGTGTTGCACTTTCATGATACGCCTGCTCTAGGTCATTTATTTTGTCTTCGCTTAGCATTTTCTTTCTCCTTTCGTTCTCTCCAATAACGCCTGCCTCTCTCTTTTCGACACTCGTAAGAGCATATCTTTTGGGCTTTATGAGTGGCTACGAATTCTTGACCACACACAATACATGTATGATACGAATATCCACCTCTAACAGGTTTTTGTTTCTTCTTGGATTCCACCAGTCTACGCATTTCCCATTCGCTAGGGTGTTTATACTTTACTGGTGGTTCTCCATTTTTCTGCCTGTCAACGCAATTCTGACAGATAAAATCATTTTCACTTTTGTCAGGATTGAATTGCGTGTTGCAGATATGGCACTTTCTATTCACTTAACCGCCCCCTGTTCAGGTATTTCTTTCAATAGACCATTGCATAACAGGGCAATCTTTTTCCTACCCTCATTGGTATTGGCGATCACTGCTCTTTCTCTTGCCTCTTGCATCAGCGGAACATTGGCAACTGCCTCACGGATTAAAGTCCGTTCATTGGCTCGCTTTACATTCTGTTCATAAGCTTTCATAAAATGCGCTCGGCTTGCCATAATATTCTCGTCATAACAAATATCTCTCCACATTGGCTTAGCCGTTTCCAAGACAATTCCATCAATGTATTCCAAACCTCTTTCATAGCCGCCCAGTCTAACTGCTTTAAGTACAACGCCCCAGGCATCAGATATACCCTCTTGCTCTTTGTCATTGACATAAGCAGATACATTGCCAGCCAGTCGGCGGAGTGTAGCAACACTTGGCAAGTAATCGCAAGTATTGATAGCATTCTTAACTGCCACCGCCAATGTCATTGGATTAATATCAGCCAACATCTCAACATAGAGTTTCATCTTTTTATCGTCCATGTGTTGACTAAAAGCGGTCTGTAACAGTGCTAAAGCTTTCGCCGTATCCGTCTTTGCCATCTTGTCCCTCTCTTTCCTGGTAATATTCGATAACATTTTTAGCCACATCAATGGCTTTATCGGTTTGTGATTTATTTTCCACTAGATCTTGATTAAGGTAGCTTTCGAATTTTGTTCCGAATAATGTTTGAGGTCTAAGGTACTGTTTCATTCTTTCGTCCTTACCCCATTCGATGACTTTCTTGTCAATAACTGCCTTAAAATCATCTACAGTGAACCCCTCTTTGATTCTTGCATTGATATTTCTAGCAGTATTGGCAATACTTTTTCTAAAGTGTTTGCCTGTTTTTTGATTAAGATAGTCGATAATTTCAGAAACCACTGTCGAACTTTTGTCAGAAAGTCGACAATTCTTATTATCTATCTCTAACTCTTTCTCTATCTCTATCTCTATCTCTATCTCTGGTGGATTTTTGTCGGAGATTTGTCGGACATTTGTCCTATCTGTTTCTATCCGTTGTCTATACGCCCTCTTTCTATCGGCTTCGCTACTTCCTCTACCGATGAAGTTTTGAATATCCAACATATAGATAGCACCATTTTCTAACACATCGATTAGTCCCAAGTCTTTAAAGATTGATAATGCTTGTTTAACTGTTCCTATTTGGTGTCCAGTTACACTTGCCAGCATTTCTATGTTGTATGGAATACGATCATTAACAACTAACTTTCCATCATTCTTTAAACTGCGTAGATAGAGTTTTAAAAGTATGTTGCTATATAGATAGCCGTCTTTCATGCTTTCTAATATCTTCAACTCATCGCTATCAAAGAAATTATCTTTAAGCCTTAGATAGTAATATTTTTTGTTATCGCTCATAGGCTAGTCCTTATAGATAGCTGGTAGTTTGTTTGATGAGTTTATCAACATCAAAACCATTAATCTTTGTTAAAGTCTTACCACATCTAACAGTTCTTGTTTTTGCGATTACATCCAGCACTTCTTTTAATTCGTTGATTTCCTTTTTGTGAATTTGATATTCACCATTTTCACGTTGTAACGCATCAATTCGTTTTGTTATATATAGTTCAACAACATCAATTCTTTTCATATTCATCTGTCCTCTTTTCTACTTCCTCTAATAAGTGCTTGCGTATCTCTTTTGCGAACACTCCATGTGCTTGATTGTGGCATTGCATACACAAGCAAGCTAGATTTCTCAATTCACTTAAACCGCCTTGTGAACGAAACACTATATGATGGCATTGTTCCGCCCTGTAGCCACATATAACGCATTGTCCGTTATCACGTTCATAGGCTTGTTTTCGTGTTACTGAATATAGTTTTTCATCCTCACGTTTTCTTTTGTTCACTCTCCCACCCCTCTATGAGTGATTGAATGTATTCACTAGGTTCTAACTTGATACCTAGTTGCTCACATTCATCTATTAGACAATCAATCAATCGTGCCATTTCTTGCTGGTTATATACTGACGAACCGTGGTAACACATTATGTTGTGATACCCTTTTAGACTTTGGCATTCGCCAGCATCTTCCGCCAGCCAGCCGATGCCATGTGCTTGCCATATTTGAATATAGCGTTCTACTGCATCCTCACGGACTGGAACATATGTGAAATGTCCACAGTCCTTTATAGCTTTTTTGTATACATCTTCTTTTGTTGTGTAACCATTTTTGCTTAACTCAACTGCAATCTTCTGTGCTATGAGCCAGCAATATGAATTGGCATTTAGACTTCTTGATTTAGTTTTACGTTTGATTTCTACTGTGTATTCTTTATCAGTAGTAATCTTTGATAGATCATTGTCATGTGGTGCTGGTATTACTACCATTACACCTAGTGGCGAACGTAACAGTTCAATACCTTTTACACTCCATTTCATCGTTTAGCGTACCTTTGGGCATTCACCCAGTTAAATGCTTGCTG